TATCAATATCACTACTTCCTCGTAATCCAAACCAAGCTAAGCCATCTTTGTCAATATTGGCTATTCCAGTAGAATTTAATGTAAAATTTTGATAATCATCAATATCCCACGAACCCATAGAGATTCTAGCTGTTGCGTTATCAGTATTATCCCAATCAACAGTATTAAAATCTGTATTTGTAGTTCCCGATGTTGAGTTTGGTATTGTATGGTCAAGAGCGACTGATTGGCTTAAAAAATCCTGCGCCAGGAAAGCAAAAACAGAAAAGGTTGCACTACTAATTTCATCTGTACTAATTGACGATGTAGTAAACCCAAATAAAATACGATATAATCTTTGGTATTGATTAGTCGTTGTAGTTGTTCTTATTTGAACATTTAGAGTTGTATCTGAATCACTATTAAAATTTGATGTTGTTTCTGCTCTTATTGTAGCCCAAGTAGAATTGTCTCCATCACGTAATAATCGTCCATCAAATGGTGTGTTAGAACCTGCTGAAGGGTGAGCAGTTAATGTAGTATTACCTACTTTACCTGACACTATTTTACTATCGTCAAACTTTTCTTTTTTTACTGAAATTGTATGTTCTAAATCTTGTAAAAGAGCTTCTTTTAAATCTTCTCGTAATCTTCTTTGAACAATTTTCTTTTCTATCTCGTCATAATATTCTCTTATGATATCTCCATTAGGGTCATCTACTAAAATAGGTGGATTGATAATAACAAATCTTTCTATATCAACTGTGCCGTCTTTACCGAATCCAATCTGTCCATTTTTATCCCAAGCTCTTACAAGAACTTCAACACCACCTTCTATTGCTTTAAAAGATGTAATTTCAATATCATACTTAGCACGCTTTGTTTTTTTTACATTATTAAGTTTAGCAATCTCTTTACCTTTCAAAGATGCTCGTTCATTTGGTGGAATTGGACAATCTTTTATTCTTGCATTGACTGTCTTTGTCTGGTCGTCTTTACAAGGAACACCACCTAATTGTTCTTCATCTGCTTTAACTATAATAAAAATACATACAATAAGAAGTGTTAAAAATAATATAATTGTTAGTTTAGTGGTCATATTAATCTGCTGTAAGTGCCTTTCTTACAGTACAACTTATTTTTGTTGGTGAACTATCGGGTGTTCCTATCTCTACATATCTTTTCTCGCTTGCTGTAAAGGTGTTATTAGTTACAAGGTTAAATGTACCTACTGTTGTTGAGGCAGTTAACATATCCATTTTATTCGTTCCGTCTGTAAAGTTTACATTTAGTGTACCCGTATTTGTATAACACTGTACCTGCGACCAAGTTTCACCTATAAAAGCTGTTCCTAACGCTCGTGTAGTAGTTCCAGTTGTTGACCAAGCGGTACTCGTTGCGTAACTAAATGCTGGGTAAAAATATCCATCACCATATACTCGCTTTGCACTTCCATATCCAATAAGTTGGTCGCTAGTTGTATCAATGGCAATCTCACCTGTTGCGTCTACTGTTGGACTTGCTCCGTTAGGTATCTCAAGTGAAGTTGCTCCACCTAAATTCCACAACAAAGCTCCAGATACTTGATCGCCTGATAAATCAGCTACGCTAACTTGGTTTGCACCTGTTCCCCAGTCTATATGTGTGTCGTTGACTTGGTTTGCACCAATCGTTGTTACTGTCCCAGCACTACCAGTTACAGAACCTGCTATGGCGTTTGTTACAGTCAAATCAGTAAACCAACCTTTTGTTACACGAGTTCCAGTTAAACCAATATCCCCGTTTACAATAAGGTTAGCACTAAATGAACCAGAACCTGATACTTCAAGTGCTGATGCTGTTGGATATGTTCCTATACCAACTAATCCAGTTTTACTCACAACCAATTCGGGACTACTTCCAACATTTCCAATAATAAAAGGATTAGTTGTGCCATCACTTCCTTTAATTGATAAAAATCCAGATGGAGTTGTAGTGCCTATTCCTAAACTTCCAACATCAGTTAAATCATATCCAGCCGCATCTATATTCTGTGTCCAAGGTGTTTGGTCTGCTCCACTAGGTGTTGTAGTAGCTATAACATCACCAGCAGTATCTACTGCCAAGAAAGCACCTGCGGCTGTAGCTAAACTTGTAATACCAAAAGTTGTAGAAGTTGCGGCTGTTAAACTGGTTTCGCCTGTTACTGTAAGACTTCCTGCTCCTACTGCTCCTGTAGTATCAAAAGTACCTGCTCCTAAATCAATAGAAGTAAATCCTGATGTTATAGAACCAGCATTTAAAGCTCCCACTTCTACTACGTTTGCTAGGGTAGTTAAAGTTGTATTAGTTGCTTCCAAAACACAAGTAGTTCCGTTACAAGTAAACTCGCCAAAGTCTGCCGAAGCTAAGTTATCTGGATTGATAGCTACTGCGGTTATTTCTTGTCCTGATAAGGTTAGAAAGTCCTCGCCTGCTAGGGTTACTAAATCGTGTCCACTACCACCTACACAAGTTCCATTTACTGCAAAACAGCCACCTTGTAAATCAATTCCACCTGCACTAGAAAATGTAGAAGTTCCAGTTGAGAAGTTTATACCTGCTGTATCGCCTACTGATAATAGAGAACCAGGAGTGGTTGTCCCAATTCCTACGTTGCCTGCTGTATCTATAACCATTCTTTCAGTATTACTCTCTCCTGTTTTTTGTGTAGAAAATGTTAATTTTCCAGCATCGTTTGCTCCACTTCTATGCCCTACCACAGATGCAATACTATCTCCTGCATTATCAAATCTTAAAACTCCAACTCCTGCATTACCTGTTCTAGTTCCATCTAATATTAATTGAGCTTGATTGTCTGATGAATTTATAAGAGTTGAAAGCACCCCTGCTCCTAAAACGGTTAATTTCTGACTTGGTGTAGCAATCCCAATTCCCACAAACCCACTATCATCCTGTACTACTAAAGCACTTGTTTGTACTGTAAAACCAGCAGCGAAAGTTGAGGTTGCTGTGGCATCCGAACCTACAAAATTAGCAGCAGTAAGTTGACCTGTTGTTATATCGTCTGCGTTGTTTAATAAATATATATCCTCAATCTGTGTTTCATTAAGACAGTCTGTACAATCTAAATCTACTGCCGTTATATTTAAAGTAGAAGTAGCCGTATAGTCCCAACCACCGCTAGAATTACCTGTCATTACTACTCCTAAAGTCGGAGCAACGGTCGTGCTAGTACCACCTTGTGATATTCTTGTGTAAGTTGCACCTAAAAGTACGCTTTGACCGCCTTGTAATCTATCTGCTAAAACAATACCTGCTTCTCTTGCAATATCGGTATAAAAAGAAGCGTGTATCACTTGTGGTATAAGTAAAATGAATAATGCGATAAAAGTTAGTGATATTTTTTTCATATATATTTAATGTCTATAATTAATATCTGTAGTGAGCGATAGGAACATCAAAATCTGCTGGTAAAGCGTTTGTAAACTCTATTGAATTTGCTGTTAAAACAAAATCTCCTTTAACTTCTTCCCATACAGAGCCGTTTACATTAAGCCAAAGAGAAGTTGCAGGGTCTGGCGAGTTTGTAAGTGTAAAAGTTTTATTAGCCCCATCTATTGTTCCAACTATTTCTTCAACAGCCGAAGATGCACCAGATATAGATACTAAAAGTCTTCCTGTAGTTGGGTCTATTCGTAATTGTACAATATCTTCAGAAGCATCATCTGTAACCCCAGCTATTACGGTTACTCGATTATCATCCCTTGATATAATTTCGTCAGCCATAACTTAATCAGATTTAATACTTAAATAGCCACCAGTAGTTCGTAAAGCCATTATTGTTGTTCCGTCAGCATTGCTTACTCCTAAGCCACTTGGAACTCTATTAGCATCACGTTTAGAAAGATTTACCGCTGTAACTGCACCCTCGGCAGTTGTATCTTCTATCTTACACAATAAATACCCTGTTACAGGGTCTACTTTAAAAGGTAACGGAGTTATCCCGTCAGTATTAGAAACACCCATAGCAATAGTTACTCTATTTTGGTCTCGTTTTGCATTAGACATATTTATCCTATAATTACATATTTAAAGCTTGTGCCAGAGTCTACAACGTCTTGAGCTGTTATAGTAAAACTTCCAGCACCTGGAGTTATATAGTAGTGACTTCCTACTGCACCAGTCCACATAATTAAGATAACCGAAGTAGCCGTTATGGCAGCATCGGTTACTGTGTCGGTGTTACCTGTTGCAGTCCAAGTTTGAGCGGCACTCACAGGCAAAGACACTAACAATCTTCCAGATGTCGCATCAATACGCAACTGAACTATATCTTCATTAGCATCGTTTGTTATTCCTGCTAATACTGGATTACGATTATCATCTCTTGAAATTATTTCATCTGCCATACTTTTTTTTCTTTAATGTTTCATAAGCTATTTTTAAGGATTGTTGTCTAGATTCAATTAACTTCTTCTCATTCTCAATCTGTATCTTTTCTTTACTAATGAATTTCTTTTGCGATACTATTTCTTTTCTTTGCTTCATTATCTCATCTGATTTTGTATTGAGAATCACTAAGTTTTCTTGAATCTCTTTTGATACCTTTAAAGACAAGCTACTAAACTCCGTAACATCTTCTTTATGGTCTTTCATTAGTAACTCGGTAGACTCTCGTATCTCTTTAACATCATTAATAAACTTAACTATCTCATCAAGATTCTTAGTAGATTCGGATAAATACTCTCTACTCTTTTCGTGTACAGTCTGTATTTCGTATAGCGTCTTAGCTTTCTGTTTCTCTATAAACTCCGACTTGTTTTCTTTTAATTCGTTAAGAGTGTTCCGAGTTGTGTTAATCTCAAGACTTAATTCAACAAGACTTTGTTTAAGCTCAAACTCGGTCGGTGATAATACAGCAGTCGGTGGGATATAAACTTCTTTTAATACTTTAATCTCCTCTTCTAACTCACCTATTGTATTGATTAACTTTCCTTTCTCGTCAGAAAATACTTTAGGCTTTTTAAGCTTTTCTTTTTTACCTGACTGATTTACAGCGTGTTGAGCTTCCGCCGCTAATACATTTAAATCAGCCGCCTTTTTCTTTAACGGAAAGTCTGATGCCATACTATTTCAATAATTCTTCTAACTTATCTTTACCAAGCTTAGGATTAAACTCAAGTTTACGTTTCTTTAGTTCTTTAATAACATCAGCCTTATCGCTGTATAAAACTGGTTTATCTCCTGCTGATTCTATAGCCTTTTCTTTAGGTTTTTCTACATCTTCTTTCTTGCCTTTAGGCTTGTTCTCTTGTTCTATTGATTCTCTAAACTTGTTCAAATCCGCAATTTGAGCCTTTAACATCTCAACTTCGGACTTAGGCTGTACAGTTTCTACTGTAGCTTGTCCACTTAGAATACTAGTCATTACTTCTCTTTCGTTTGTTTCGTTTATGATTGGTACTCCTCTACCTCCAGCTTTGTCTGGATTCTTTGCATCGTAAGATGTTGCACTTGTATCGCCTTGTAATAGGATTCGTCTAGCTAAATGTCTAGCTAAATGCTCTCCTAATCCAAAAGGATAAGTAACTGTTTGACCTGCTTTGATTGTAAAAGGCGTTCCACCGTAAGCGTGGGTAAAATCTTCTTGGCTGATGTTAGTAACATCGACCACTCTTCCATCATTTTCCATATATTTATACGTTATTTGATAATTTGATAAAATACTGTGTCTTGCCCCTATTGGGGCAAAGACAATATTTTAATATTAGCGAATATTGACTCTAACTAAAGCAGGAGTATCTGCTGACGCATTAGCCACTAGGCAGAAGCCAAGTGTTTGTGCATCATAATCACCCTCTGCTGTAACACACTTCTGTACATAACCGATTGTATTATCACCAGTTTTGAATCCAGCACCTACGGTTAATGCTTCTCCTGCGTATACAACTCCATCACCGTTTGTTAGTACCCAAGCGTAAGAAGCCGCCGCAATAGCGATTTGAGCTATACCAACACAAGATTGAATATCATCAGTAACCGCCGCCATATCTACATACGACATTGTGCGAATAGTTAAATCAGAATCAGCTACCGCAAGGTCTGTCGTTAGAGCAGACTCTGGATATAATTCAAGAGTATCTACTGTATTAGTTTTAATCTTGAAAGCTTGTCCAACACCAGTACCAGCATCTATATAACCAATAGCATCTTCAAATTGACCTACTGTCCAACCTGCCGAAGCCTTGGTAATAAATACTACTCTACCTAACGAATCAGCAGAAGAAGATACTGTATCTACTGCTGTAACTGCGTCTGGTACAACTGCTGTACCTGCTGTAACTGCACTTTGAGCTTTAACGTATACCCATTCTCTACCATCAGGAGTCATTGCTCTTTCGCCTATTTTGAATACTCCAGGTGTGGTAATAGAATTATATACGCTTTGAAATGTAATCTGTTTCATATTTTTTCAGCTATTAAGCTATTCGCCTAATAGCTCTTTCTGTGGCATCGCCACATTGTTAATTAATGTTAGAGTAATTTACTCTAAAGAATCCCGTACCCGTAGAAGTAGCAATATCATTCATTGAACCTACTATATAAGTTCCAGCACCCCAGATTCTATTAGAAGTAGTCGTCGCTATAATTCCAGGAGTAGATGAAGCTACATAGCTAAAAGCAGAAGAAGTACCTACAGTATCATTCCATAAGTAATTAGTACTACTTAACTTAAATGTAGGGTCTGTTGATGTTGCCGCCTGTAAAAATAATCTAGCAATAGTACTTGATGCTTGATAGTCATCAAAATCTTGCGTAACTAAAGTAATACTTTCTATTACTCTATCACGAGAAGAACTATTATATAGACTAAAGACAGTTGTGGAAGCAACAGTTGGCCCATTATTAGCTGTCAATCCTGACCCACTAAATTGTATTTGAGATATCTTTGAAGTACTTTCTGTATCGCCAGCCGAGCCTATACTAAAATCGTCTACGGGCGATATAGTAGGTAGTTCAATACGATTACCTAATACTTGCCCTGCTTGCTGTGCTACAGCGTCCCAAAATCCAGCCGATTGTGCTTTAACTTGGGTAAAACCAACAACCAATAGTAATCCTATTACTGCACTAATTGATAGTTTTGTTATTGTGTTCTTGTTCATATTAGAATATTAAATATTTGAATGTTGCTCCTGAATCTATCGAATCTGCCGCCGTTATTACAAAACTCCCCGACGCTGGAGTAATATAATAAGTTGTTGCTGGTGCTGAAGTCCACATTAGAACGATAATACTTGAACTTTCTACTTTACCATCTGTTACCGTATCTGTATTCCCATTTGCAGTCCAACTTTGTTCTTCTCTCTCTGTATACTTTAAAGCTGGAATATATTGGGCTAAGTTTAATTCTGACATAATTTTCCTTTCAATAACCCTCTTGATTTAATGAATCAGTAAAGGGCGGTTAATTAACAAAGTCTTGTAAGTGAAACGAAGTGTGTTTTCCATTATCAGGAAAAAGCATTAAATTTTCTAAGTGAGCATAATTAGTTAAGTTAATTATTTTAATGGGCTGGAATAAAAGACTTAACCTTTTATTCCACTTACGGTAGCTAACACCCACTTGACAAAAACCCTATTCTATGACAAACCACGAATTTGCCCTTGAAGTCTTGGGTTTTCTGATATGAAGTTTCCGTCATATAGAATAATACCTACTTGAGCCAACTGATTAGTTGGAGACATCATATCTCTAAAGTTAAATCCTAGAGTTGATTTAACACGACCTACTACACCCATAGGTACTCCATCGTTATTCTTCTTGAAGTTTACTGTTTGGTAACCTTCACCTGTTCTTTTGATTCCCTTGAATCCAAAGAAGTTACGATTTACAAAGTACATTCTACCAGACGCTACTTGTTCATCTTTAATTACTGGAGTTCCTCTATAAGCTAGAGTTTCAAATCCAATATTACCACCTCCGCCTTCTCCGCCTGTTACGATACCAAATGCATCTACTCTTGGATTACCGTTAACAGCGTAATTAGAACGTACAGTAGGAGTTAGTAAAGCTTCGTAAGATGACCATAGAGGCTTTGTAGTGATTATATCAGTTGGATTATCCATTCCGATAGCTACAGAATCATAACCAGTAGCCATTTTAGCTAATGTCAAAGCACCAGCAGAAGCAAGGTAATAACCTTTTAGAGTTGTATAAGTTGCTCTTGCTAGAGTTGCGTAAGTAGCGTAATTAGTTGAATCATCTGCCGCATTGTCTAGACTATCCCAAGAATTACCTACTCCTGTTCCACTATATAAGTTTGCGGACATTAATTGAATTAAACTTTGAGCTTGTGAATCAAACTCGGTTGTTAACAAGTCGACTATTCTTTCATCTCCCTTGTTAAGTTCGGTTTCTATATCCGCAACAACTACTGGCTTGTAAGCTGTTTTTGGATAAAAGAGACCTTTAACACGTACATCTTCTCTATCTGTATCTAGAGTATCAGCAATACCAGTGTTTCCACCGTTTGTGGAGTCTGCGTATTTATAAATTACATCATACTCTGTTCCTGATTTCCAAGGTGCTGGATTGCGTAAGAATAGCATTAGCCCTGGAGTTCCTTTTGTAATTGTGTCAAAGACTTTTGGCACAAGCTTTTCTCTGGTGGTTGTTGTAACCGCTGTTGAAAATTGCATAATTATTGCTTTATACGAGCAAGATATTCCTGTGCGGATTCATTAGGGTTATATTCAATCTCTCCGCTATTGTTACTATTATCTTTATTAACAGTAATAGGGTCATCTCCTCTAAGCTTAGCATCTTTAAGCACTCTCTCTTCTGTTGTTTTAACTAGACTTTCACGACTTTTAATATTCTTATAAGCCGCCATTAAGTCATTAGTTTTAATCTTGTTAGCCTCTTGGAAGATAAGATTCTGGTCTACTTTAGGGTCAATCTTTTTAATTTCTTCTATTTGACTCTCAACATAAGTGCCTACTTGCTCTTGGAGTGCTACTTTCTTTTGTGCGTCTGAATCAAGACTTTCTCTTATCTTTTCTTCGGCTGCATTAAGTAGTTCTGCTCCACTTTGAGGTACCCATTCTGGGTTTTTCCACGCTGGTTCTTGCTCGCTTGGTTGATTAGGTTTCTCTATTGCCGCAAGTTTTTGAGACTTTTGCGTGTAATCAGGTAGAAAATTCTCTTTCCATTCTTTTGTAAGAACGTCTCCTGTTACTTTTCTTCCGTCTGGTAGCTCATATAGAGATGGCTCTGACGGAGCAACTGGTTCTGTAGGTTCTACAGGTTCAATTACTTCTTTATTTTCTTCTACTGGCTCCGCTGGTTCTACGGGTTCTGTTGGCTCTTCGCTTGGTGCTTCTGCTGGTGCAGGCTCACTGCTTGGAGGTACAACTTCTTCTACTTCATCCATATTATTGGCACTGTCCTCGTTTGGCTTAGTCTTGCGACTGCCTTACGACAACTTGGTGCGATTAAATTTTAAACTTTAGGTTGTTTTGTTTCTTTAGCTTCTTTTGGCTTATTCTTTGCCACTCTATCTATTTCTTCGTTTCTCTTGTTTTGTAATTCTTCGGCAAATAGTATTTCTTCGCTTGGTTCTAAGCCTGCCTTAGTCGCCGCTTGAGCTTTTAAATCAGGTGTTAACTCCGAGTAAGATATAGATATAGACGGTGGTTTTTCTTCTTCTTTTTGTTGTGGAGGTAGTATCTCTTGTAGTTCTTCATCTGATACCCCACTTGCTTTAACAGGGTTAATCTTGTATAACTCTGCATTCTTAGCTATCTCTTGAGGGTTATCGTGTTTAGTAATTGTAAAGTAGTCAACTGGAGATATAATCCCCTTTGCTATATCTTCTTGTGCTTGTTGGTATTTAAATTGATTGTCTTCGGGTAACGTCTTGCCTGCTATTACTTTTAGTTCAGTACCGTCTTGTAAGTCGTTTCTTGTTATCTCAATTATGTTTACGGCATTATCACTACCCATTGTTTTAGCATAATGTGTTTCAGTATATCTTAATTTAGCTAAATGGTACATCCAATTCAATAATTCGTAGTTTATATAATCCGTTACTTGTACTAACTCATTGAGTCGTAAGAAAGATTGACTTACTAGAGCAAGTCTACCTGCTTTTGTTTCTTGTCCCTCTCTCTCTCCTTTAAAGGCAGAAGTTGCCGCCATTATAGTATCAATCTCGTTACGAGAGTCTTGCATATCTTCAAATACAAAGTTCGGTAGAGCGTTGCCTGTTTCTCTTTGTACTCCTGTTACAACACCTTTACCCCAAATAATACCTTCTGTTTCATATCTTAGTTTCTGTGCATCAGCTTTGTCCATTGTTTCAGAATTGACTTTAGTGATTCCGTTAACCATTTGAGCGTTATCGTCTATTTGTCTTTTTCTTCTGTCTAGTGATTCTTGTAATGGTGCGGCTTGGCTTATGAAGTCAGTCCTACCAACTGGAGTATTTTCGTTATTAAGAACCGTAGCGAATATGTAAGGCTTTCTAACTTCATCAAAGTGATTATAAAAGTATGCTTCTTTTGTTTGTTGCTCTTCTGCTCCCTCTCTTAAAGGTAGTTTCTCTTCTGTAGGTGTTGGAGTGGCTTGGTCTAGAATCTTCTTTTGGTCGCCGTCATCAGACCTTAGCTCTTGTCCTTGGTCTTCGGTTATCTGTACTCCGTCCCAATCCCAGTACGGATTCTTACCTTTAGACATTATAATCTCGTCATACTTAACAATTAGAGAGTCTTTTACCCACGCTTCTTTGTACTTAATCTTAGGATTGCTTATCAATAACTCGCTCTTATTATCTTCGGTTATACCAGCCTTAGCTAGTATCGCTTTCTCTTTCTTAGGGAATTTCTTTATAACATTAGCAATACTATCCTCTATCTCTTCGATAGCAAACTCTGATTCTACTTCTTTGGTAGAGTTCTTAGCAAACCTTACTTTGCGAGGGTCTACTGATATAGCGTCAAAGTCGTTTATCTTAGCGTTCCAGAACGGCTTTAATACAATAAGGCGTGATAAGTATAGGTTTCTTAAACCTTTTCTCATTATTTCTTTAAAGTTTCTATCGTCGTATTTCTTATTAAAATATCCTTCTTGTTTTATAGCTAACTCTTTAGCTTCTGGAGTTTCACGAGTTGGTATTAGATTTAATTTAGGTAGATTAGATATTAAAGTATTAATAACAGCTTCCACGTTAGTAAAGATACGATTAGAACGTACCTTATTCCTCTTAACAGGAGTACGTCTAATATAGTCAGGTGCAAGCTCACCCGTTACATAAGAGTCATAGTGTTTAGAGTTGCTTTCCATACTCTTTTTTACTATTTCCCAAACACTATCAGATGACTTCCACCTGTTGTCTATAAGCTTACATAAATCTTTATCTTCTAAATCTATTATATTCATAATTCGTATTCTCTTTCTTCTAACATTTCTTTTAAGTTATTAACAAATACACCGTGTTCAACTTGTTTAATTGATTCAACAGGCTCATCATCAGTTAATAGTAACGAGCCACTTGCTTTACCTAGAGTTGCTAAGTACCAGTATAGAGTAGCAAAGCAGTAATGGTCAACTCCTGTTGTAGAATCCCACTCATAACTTTCAATTCCTCTATTGCTTACTACCTTGATTCTTCTTAGCGTCTCCCAGTGTTTTATAAACTCTCTAAACTCATTATCAGTTGGTACTCCAAACAAGACTTCAGCGACTAGAATCTTCTCAATAAGCTGGTCAAGCATTCTATTGCGATTGGAGTAAACTATCCCCTTTTTGTCATTCTCTTCATTTCCCTTGCCCCACCACACTAAGGTTCTAGGGTTATCGCTATTCTCTTTAAAGTAGCTCATATAAGCCCCTCTGAACGTATCTACACAGTAACGAGATAAGTTAGTATCAGGCATTGCGTCTATTACTAGAGTTGGTTTGTATTGCTTCATTAGCTTGTCTACAAAGCTTCTATCACTAAACTTACCTATCTTTATTATACCTTTCTCACTTCCTAAGACGTAATGACATATATTACCTACGTCTATTCCTAAGTAGTAGTCTTGAGTTACTAGGTTTTTAGGTGTCCAAACGTCTAAGATAGTCTTTCTTGATACACTCAAATCACCAGGGTTGTATGGCTCTCCTAATACAAAGTTGTAAAAGTATTCTTGGTCTCCCTTGGAATCTTCTATAATCTCTTTAGCTTTAATCCAAGGAGCCATTAGTAATGATATGTGATAGCCAGATACTTCAGCTCCTTCATTTTGTGCTACCCAACGCCCTTTTCTTCTGTTATCATCTGTAATCTCTCCCTTACAACTAGAACAGATATACATCTCTTTCTCCATATCTAGATTGTCAGGGAACTGTAGGTATTGTTCTAATTGACAGCTAGGGCAAGTAATACACCATTCTTTCTTATCGGACTTCTGCCATTGATTGTCTACTACTCCTTTCTCGGTAGTAGGGTTTGAGAATATCCAACGACCTTTATAATCGCTTGCTTTGGTACGACTCTTATACGTTTCTAACATCTTCTGGTCGCTTCTATCTGCTTCGTCGTGAACTAATACGTCAGCCGAAGTCATAATCGCCGCAGTCTTTGATACAGTTCCTTTAAAGAATAAGAAGCGTCCGTTAATCTCTTTACGTTCTATGTTGTCAGTTGGTAAACCACTAAATACTTGTGGGTTTGCTTGTAATAACTTGTTAGTCTTTGAGCTTACAAACTCTCTTGTATCGTCATCAGTAGGGAAAGTATATATTATATTCCAACCAAAAGTCTTGATTGAGAACAAGACCTTTAGATTAAATATAATAGAGCCACCAATTTGAGCACACTTCTTTACTACAATATTAGGATTCCAGTCTGATAATATATCAAGTAAAAACAAACGGTCTTTCCACTCTAGTACGTCGCCTTTTTCTGTTCTTAGTTTGTATTTCTTAATCCAGTAGAGTATTGAGTATTTTGAAACATCCATTTAATCTTTAAAATATTTATGTATTTGATGAGTGGCTTCGTGTTCATCACGTTCACTATCCTCTCGGTCTTTATTCTTACTCTTATTTATATCTCCGTAATGAGTCTTAAATCCGTATTCGTGAGGTTGTAACAAGGCAACTCGTTCTCTTATTCGTTCTCGTTTAACTTTCTTTGATTGATTCCAGTAAGGGTCTAATAGTTTATCAGTTATATATCTTCTACAAATCTTACCACAAGCACACTTAGTATCGTATTTAGCTATTGGTTCTTTGAAAGAGTTTATTACTATCTTAATTCCTTTATTAACAAAATCAATCTTACACTTATCACACCAGAAATCGTTAGGAGCTACTAGAGGAGCTTCGTTAATCTCTTTTTGTAATGCTTGAGATTGTTTAGTGTTTTGTCTATCTAATTCTAGTTGAGCTAAATTGCTATCAACTCTTTTGCTTAGATTATCAGTATTCATTTTAATATATTCTTAATCTTGTCGTAGAAAGGTCGCCAACCTAATTCATCTAACTTAATATGTTCGTGATATTCTTCTTCGTCAAACTCACTTAAAAACTCACCTTTTCCTTGGTTTAAAGATAAATCAATTACTTTATCACTTGGCTTTTGTTCTTTAGTTAACGTCCACAACTTGCGGAGTTTCTTCAATCTCTTTATCATCTTGAATCATTTCTTTAATACTATCTTCAAAGCCTTTAACGGCAGTAATAAATTGAGGTTTGTTAACAAAGGTAAGGAAAACTTGTTTAGTAGGTACAATAACTTCTCTATTATCCCAAGTAGCTTTACCAATTCTTTCTGCAACAAACTTAGAAACATCTACTTTAGTTCTTAATAAGTTAGAGTTCTGTTTAGTAACAACTTGCCCGTCTTTATCTTTTAAAATTCCAGCCATTGTAACTACAGGTTCTTGAGTTTCTAAATCTAGTACATCATCTAAATTCTTCTCGGCTTTATTCAGGAAGTTGCTCTTTTGGAGATTTTTAGATAGCCAAGCAGGAAGTTCTTTTATTAAGCTTAAAGAATATTCATTTGAATACCCTACTGCTAAAGCACTCTTATAAGAATTGCTAAAGGTATCTGATTTAGGGTCTAAATACTTTTTGAGGTATAAAGCTTGTCTAGGGTCAGGAGCAGTATATTGATTTACCTTATTCGGATTGTTGTTTGTTACCCTCTTTGGTTTGTTCGTTGTCTTGCTCATCTTTTTTAGTTAAATCTCTATAAGCTAATACAGGCTCTATTGCGTTAGGACTAACACTAAGTTGTGCTACTTGTTCTATCTTATACTTCTTTAGAATAGGAGCTATTAGTAAATCTGCTTCGTCTACTCTCTTTTGAAAGTCTGCTTGATTGTTCTTCTTTGATAAATTTACGATGTTCTTTAAATCCATATTAAGTACTGTTAGTTATTAATAAATAAAAGTCTTCATCTAACATATTGTTTATCATATATTTGTTCTTCTGCTCTTAACTCTTGGGTTTCTCTGTTAATCTCTTGTTGTTCTCTTATAGCTTTTTTATAACAGTGTTTACAGAGATAGGTTTCTTTACCACTGTATCTTACTTTACATACTGGACATTTGAACATATATTTAGAAATCATTTATTAGATAA